TGTTGACGCTTTTGCCAGTCTTAATGTTGTAGATCTAAAAGTACAAGACGATCTTACAGTTACAGACGATGTAATTATTGGTGGCGATATAGACCTAGAAGGTTCTATAGATGTTAATGGCACAGCTAACCTAGATATTGTAGATATTGATGGAGCTGTTGATATGGCTTCTACTCTGCAAGTTGATGGTGTAGCTACTTTTACTGGTAGAGACATTCATAGTGGTGGTATTACTATTGCTAATGCAGGACAAATTGGTTCAGTTGGTGATCCTGATGCAATTGCTATCGCAAGTGATGGTGTAGTAACCCTTACACAAAAATTAGTAGGTACTGAATTAGATATATCAGGAAATGTAGATGTAGATGGTACATTAGAAACAGATGCTTTATCTATTGCGAGTACCACTATTACTGCATCAGCAGCAGAACTTAATTACACTGATGGAGTAACATCAGCAATTCAAACCCAGCTTGATACAAAAGCTACAACAGGTAAAGCAATAGCCATGGCTATTGTTTTCGGATAAACTTAGGAGAATATTATGGCAACACCCAATCTAGTTAATGTCACTACCATCAATGGTTTTACCATTGCAGGAGCAGTAACAACATCCAACGCTAACATTATTGATGTAGCAGCAGATAAATTACGCAAAATTAATTCAATCATTGTGGCAAACATTGATGGAACTAACTCGGCTACTGTAACTGTTTCAATCAGTGTAGACAATGGCTCAAACTATTTTGCTCTAGCATCTACAGTCGCAGTACCCGCAGATGCAACTTTAGTTTTAATAGATAAAAATTCATCAATATATTTAGATGAAACTGATCTATTGAGAATTGTAGGCTCGGCAGCAGGTGATTTAGTCTATGTTGTCAGTGGCGAAATATTAGATGATGCTTAATAAGGAGGTATTTAATTATGGCTCACTTTGCAGAACTTAACTCAAGCAACGAAGTATTACGAGTAATCGTAGTATCAAATGATGATGTAGATGCCAACGGTGGTGATTTACACGCAGATGCAGAAACATTTGTAACATCTATTGTTCCTTACTCAACAGGTGGAGCAGCTTGGAAACAAACTTCATACAACAATAATTTTAGAAAACAATATGCAGGTATAGGGTGTACTTACGATGCTAGTAAAAACAAATTTATATCACCTCAACCTTTTGCATCTTGGTCACTAGATTCTAGCGATGATTGGAAAGCTCCAGTTACTTACCCAAGTGTTACAGAAATAGACTCTAATTTTGTTTTAATAGTTTGGGATGAAGATAATCAAAAATGGACAGGTACAGCAGACTCAACCAACTACGACTGGAATGCTAGTAGTTTAGCTTGGACTGAGGTCTAACCATGGCTGACCTTAATGGCGGAATTATAGGCGTAGACAACCCAGTGGTTGAACAACCAGCAGTCATAACAACTTTTAATTCTAGCGGAACACTAACAACTGCTGCTTATGCAGCCTCAGTTGAATATTTAGTTATTGCAGGTGGTGCAGGTGGTGGTGGTACAGTTGGCGGAGGAGGAGGAGCAGGAGGATATAGGACAGCTAGTAGTTTTCCTGTTGATGCTTCTACAGGCTATCCAATAACTGTAGGTGCAGGTGGTGCAGCCGAAAATGGTCCAACAGGAAATGGAGAAGGAAGTAATGGTTCAAATTCAGTTTTTTCTTCTATAACTTCTGCAGGTGGCGGTGGCGGAGGTGGCTTTAATAGTGACTCTGCAGCTGCTGGTGGTTCAGGTGGAGGTGTTGCTGGTAGAAGTAATACTGCAAATGGAGCAGGTGGTGCTGCAGGAAATACACCCCCTGTAAGTCCATCACAAGGTAATACTGGTGGTAACAGAGGTGGTGGTGGTGCTAACGCCCTTGGCGGTGGTGGCGGAGGCGGTGGTGCTGGTGCAGTCGGTGGCAATAACAGGACTACTGGTGGCGATTATTATGATGGTGGTCTTGGTGGTGCTGGTACAGCTTCTTCAATCACAGGTTCATCTGTAACAAGAGCAGGTGGAGGCGGTGGTGGAGGTGATGTTAGTCAGACTGAAGGTACTGGTGGTTCAGGCGGAGGCGGTAAGGGCGCTGGTGATGGTGGTGTAGCAGCAGCAGGAACTGCAAATACAGGCGGAGGGGGAGGCGGTGCTGGTAATGATACTCCCGGTAAAGCTGGTGGGTCTGGTGTTGTTATTATTAAAGAAGCCGCAGGACCTAATATAGCTTCAGGAATGTGGAGCATGAACGCACTTTACGATAATGTAAAAGCAGGAACATGGGTGTAATATGCCAAGATTAATAGGAGCAGTACAAGCTGTAACTTCAGCAACTCAAGCAGAAGCAATTACAACTTTTAACTCTAGTGGAACGCTTACTACTCAACCAAGAACAACATCACTTCAATATTTAGTTATTGCAGGTGGCGGAGGTGGAGGTCAAATTGGCGGAGGTGGAGGAGCAGGAGGTTTTAGAACTTCCGTTCCAAGTGCGACATCAGGCGGTGGTGGTTCAGCAGAATCAACAACACCCGTTTCAGGTGGTTCACCCTATCCAGTTACAGTAGGAGCAGGTGGAGCAGGATATTCAGGTAGAGGAGCTTATGCAACAGGTAGTAATTCAGTTTTAGGTACACCAAGCTCTATTACATCTAATGGTGGTGGTGGTGGAGGAAGTCGTAATGCTTATGTTGTTAGTTTAAGCCCTTTGGGTCAACCGGGTGGTTCAGGTGGTGGACATTCAGGAGCTGATGGAACTGAGGCTGCTCCTAGTGGCACTTCTAATCAAGGTTTTGGCTGTCAAGATAAAACACAACCTGCAGGTTCAAACGCAGGTGGTGGTGGAGGTGGTGCTGGTAGTATAGGCTTACGAGCTTCAGGTGGAAACCCAAGCACACAAGGCACAGGTGGAACTGGAGGTAATGGTGTTGCATCAAGCATTACAGGTTCAGCAGTAAATTATGCAGATGGCGGAGGCGGTGGACCGGGAGGTCAAAACATTGGTGGTGCTCCGGGCGGAAGTGGGGGCACAGGCGGAACAGGAGCAGGAGCAGGAACAGCAGAAGCATCAGCAACAGCAGCAGCAGCCAATAAAGGCGGCGGTGGTGGTGGAGGATGCAACTTTAGTGGTGGACCGGGTGGTGCTCCAACATTAGGAGGAGCAGCAGGTGGTTCGGGTGTAGTTATAACCAAAGAAATTGCAGTTGATTTTACAACAGCATCAAGTGTTTGGGATATTAGAACTGTATACAGACAAATCAAAGCAGATGATTGGGTGTAAATAAAGTATAATTTACCTATGAATTTAAAATGGTACTACTGGTACTTTCAATCTGTAATACCTGAAAGAATATGTGACGATATAATTCGTTACGGCAAAGAGCAAAACAAAGAAACGGCTCTTACAGGCAACGCTAATAAAGACAATCTTACCGAAATAGAACTAAAAAACATCCAAAAGAAACGCAAGTCTGATGTTGTTTGGATGAATGACAGATGGATATACAAAGAAATACAACCTTACATACATCAAGCAAACGCTAGTGCTGATTGGAATTTTGAATGGGATTGGTCAGAGTCTTGTCAATTTACCGAATACAAAAAAGATCAGTTTTATGACTGGCATTGTGACTCATACGAAGAACCTTATAACCAACCTGATAATGCTAATACACATGGTAAGTTAAGAAAACTTAGTATGACTGTATCGCTTACTGACCCTGATGAATACGAAGGTGGAGATTTAGAGTTTGATTTTAGAAATACAGATGAAGGCTCACAACCTAGAATATGTGAAGAAATTAGAAAGAAAGGCAGCGTAATTATATTTCCTTCTTTTGTTTGGCATAGAGTCAAACCAGTAACCAAAGGAACACGACACTCTTTAGTGTGTTGGAATTTAGGATATCCATTTAGATGAGTTTTAAAAAAGATAAATACCAAGTAATTAAAGGTGCTATATCAAAAGAACTAGCAGATTTTTGTTATCAATACTTTTTAAACAAACGAGCAGTAGCAAGACATTTATTTGATGAAAAATAT